TCATCTTCTTCCTCACCTTCATCATCACAATTACCATAACAATCCGAAATACACCCACCACCACCTGCCGCTGTATAACAACCACATTTATCACATTCTGGATATTTAGTTACTCTTAAGTGAAGACACCCAAAAATACTACTACAATTAAAAGCAGCGTCAAAATCTACCTTACAACATATTTTGGCATTCAATGGGTCGTCACAACAACATTTACACTGACTAGTTACACCCCCACTAAAAGCCCAGTACCATGCTTTACATACTGCACAAACAATTGTGTTTATAACACCCGTAATAAACCCCCAAATAACACCAACTATATCAACAACTGAGCATATTATAACCATAAGCCAATAAACAGTTATCCATATATACTGCATCATTCTAGTTATAAACTGATTCATTACTATAGCGAAGTTTACATTTTTATTTGCTGTATTTATCGGGAACTTTACAGCCTGCCCACCACAATCATCTGATTCTGCAGGTGCTATTTCTTTTACCCCAATAAAAGCATCCTTAGCTCTAGCTTTCCAGTGATTATGAAATTGTGATACGGCATAAGCTCTTCCGTATCTAAACTCGTAAAACACATCTTTACAAGCGATAAGTTCACCCATATTAATAGCAGCTTCTGTATACTTAAAATAATGTATACCAAAATAATACGTAGATGAAAGAACAACATCTCTAGTGAAGGGTAGTGTAACGGTACCCCCAGGATTAAGGGGGTTGGGGTCGGGGATTGTAACGTTAAAGTCTTCTTCCCGATAATATTCTTTTATTTGTGGTATTAGGAATGCCCCTCTTCTTCTTTGACGAGCACTTCCTGTTGTTTCTAATGGTTTTGCCCTAAACCTGTATTTTCCCTTTGTAGGTACCCCCACAGTTGGGTCTGGTGATAATTCTCTTTCACCGTATTCATTTGTTACTACATAGTCTAAATTCATTGGGACATTAACTAGCCAAGCACCATTATCGTCTATAGTAAATCCACCATCAATATCAAATCTTTCTAAGACCGGTATTTCTTCTTCCACACCTGGAAGGAAATCAAAGTCATCTGGTCTTGCCTCTTTTTTCCAAAAAGGTGTAAATCTTACCGATTCTAATGTCCCAGGAGAAGCCACTAAGGAACACAATTCACCCATTTTCCTTCTAGGTTTACATTTTTTGTTTACAGAATTTTTTTCTGTATCGGAAGCCATAGAACCCATAAATACAGCAGTCGGTTTTATTTCTATCGCTCCCGCGTCTCTTAAATCAAAATCAGCTCTAGTGATTGCTGCTCCACAACCTGACTCGTCATCACCCCATAGAGGTCTTATATCTACAGATTTTGACATCATTACAATTTGTGGTAAGGAATCTAAATTAGAACCTGTTTTGAATGCTGCTCCGTTAAAATCACTTTCAGGAAATCCTTGTAATTTAAAATCTTCTGGAACCATAGAGAAACAACCAATGTCTGACAAATCTACATTCATAATCAAAGATTGTTCACCCAAAGGTGCTCCATAAATCATAAAGTCACCAGAATCATTTGTTTTAGCGGTATATTTATAATACTTGTCATAAACATATTTAACGTCAGAAACTAAAAGAACGTCATCCACATTTGGGAAACTACCTGTTGGTAGGTGTCCCGTATAACTAGGGTCTGTTGGTAGTAGGTTGTACCTATATCCCTGTTCATTTCTAGAGTTTTGTGATTTATAAGGATAGATTTGTGTTACTGCTTCGTTTTCTTCGTCTTTTGAGTCTAACGGAATGAATATTGAAATTTTAGCATTGGGTAGTCCGAACCCCCCATTTATTATAACTCTACCACAAATAACACCAAATTCAGAACAGTCTTTTGGGTACACATCTGTTTGGTGTAAGTTTAAACTTAGAATTTCTAATAAGTCGAAATCCTGGGTTAAATCAAAAGTTACTTCTTTATCTACGCCTATTTCAGTTCGTATTCTTAATTTTTTTAACATCTAGTGTGTTTATATGATAAATACTTCTTATTGTAAAATCAAAAATACACTCACAGTTAAATTATGTAAATAATTAGGAGAAGTTTGGTCGGTCGATTTGTTTTACACGAACACGTATATCTACGTCAGCGTATTTAATTTGTGGCATTTCATCTGGTAAAAAGAATAGTGTTTGGTCTATGACTTGTATTTGTTTGGTTGTTGGATTAGTTAATTGACTTATTTGTGAATTAGAGTATGTGCCACCTACCTCATTATACACTCTAACATCTATAACATTTAACACCCCTGGTTGTTCAGAAATTTTACCATATAGTTGACTTAAACTAATAGTCTGTCCTAATTCATTAGAATCTATATCAAAAAAGTCTTTTACACTACTTATCACATTACTAACAACTTGTCCTTGATTGACATCGTTAGTTATAACCACATCAATATCCAAACTAATATCTATAACATTAGCAGATGTAACTTCTATATAGTCATTTAACATTCTATAGTTAGATAGGTATTCCGCTACATTATTTTTTAGTGTAGAACTTACGTTTGATGTTAGGGCACCGTCAGGTGAATAAGATAATAAACTAATTTTTACCTTATTTTCTATTTCTGTAACCCCTACTTTTGCTGCGGCTCCAAATTGAGCTGGCATAGTTCGTATTCTAGCTACATAATCATTTATTGTTACAGCTCTATTTTGTGCTGCAAAATTAAATGTAACGTAATTTCTAACTTCTTCAGTGGACATTTGGTCGTCACCACCAATAGCTGCTGTTACATTAGTAACTTGTAGACTATTAGAAACACTACTATTAATTGTAGATACGGGCCCAGACACTACAAAGTCTATAACACCTAAAGAATTTATAGCTCCCGCTCCTAGATTAGAAGATTTACCACCCCCTACCCTGTATTGTATGAAGAGTGTGGTATTACCTTGGACCGTAGACCCTAATGAAATGTTATTCATAAATTTATTTAAGTTAACATTAACTCCGTATTTGGAAAACTCATCCAACAATTTTTGTGACCTATTATTACCACTACCAAATGTTAAAAAGAAGAACCCTTCTGGTGTAAATTCAGTAACCATTCTTTTTTCGGTTTGGATGTACCTCCCTACTTTCATTCCTGGGTCATCAGCTGGGGTGGATGGGTCTATTTCAAAAATTTCTGATTCTGCTAAAGAATCTACCTCATACCACTTATTATCTTTTGCTGTGATAAATTCTAACGATGATGGTAATGTTGTATAACCTAAACCTTCTTTTTGTATGATAGAAGTTACACCTAATACATTTCTTTCTGGTAAAAATAACTTAAAAAATGGTTTACTATCTATATCTCTAATTTCTTTTTTAAATATTTTTGTAACACCATTTACAACAACCTCTCTTTTAGTAATTGTATAATTTTGTATTATACCATTAGAATTTAAGTTAGGTATTTTAGTCCTATTAACCGCTCCCTCTACATTATATTGTGATGAAAAATCACAGTCATTTACTAATTCAAATACTTGTCCACCACCTCTTATTTGTGCACCTCTCCTTAAAAATCCTAAATATCTTTCATCTTCTTTATCACCTCTTGCTGGTACAACAATAGAGAAATCACATAAAGTTAGTGATGGTCTATTACCTGGTATTTTAAGACCATAAGTTCTAGCTATATTGAATATGGAACTTCTTTCTTGAGCATACCCTAGTACGGTTTCTTGTAGTGTCCTATCAATATTAAAGTGTAGGTTATCCGCAACTGCAGCGTTTAAATCTAAAAATACTGAATATATAGACGCATCATTAGCATTTTTAATTAAATCTGGGTAATAGGTATGGGTTAATCTTAATAATTCATTTCTTAATCCTAAGAAATCTCTTTCAGTGTATGCTATTTTTTTCTCTGCCATATTATAAATTTATAATAACAAAATCTCTTGTTCCAAAGATGTCATCTTTTATGCTATAATCTATAAAAATTTTAGCAGTGTATTCTTCTGTCCCATCTCCAGCTACTCTATAAATTCTATCATCTAGATTGGTATCTACTGTACTATTTTTAGAAGCTATAGATGGGTGGTTGGATGTGTTTATATTTTTTTCATTTTCTCTAGCTTCCTCTAGACTCTGTATTTTTATTTCATTAACAACAATATTAGGGATGTATTTTTTTATTACGTCTCTTAGTTCGGAGTCTATAGCTTGGAAGGTTGTAGTGTCTAGTTGGTCAAACACATATTCATATAGTCTGGTCCCGAAATCTGGTAAAAAGTATCTTGACCCTTTTCTTGTGAGGACTAAATGTATTAAATCACTTTTAGTTTCCTCAGCTACAGTTGTAGTTGTTTTTAAAAAAAACCCACTATCACTATCGTTAAAAGGAAATGCTATCCCATATCTTTCTCTAGCTATTGTCATATTAAATAAATACTTTGGTTTGGTTTATCTATCAACTTTCTGAAACATGCCTTCTAATACTTGTTCTATAGCACCCATTACAGCATATTGGTCACCTCCCCAACTATCTTTATGTCGTTCAATTAAACGTTCAACAACATGTCTTAAGTCCTTTTCTAAACTATTCCACTTATCGTCGTCACTTACTTGCCAATAAGATTCTTCTCTTAATATTTTTTTAATTAGATGTTTCATTACTATTATAAATATAAACCCCTTCTAATTCTTCCATTCTTTCCAGTAGTCAAAGTCTTTTAGTTTCACTTGTTTCTCCATTCTTTCCAGTAATCAAAGTCTTTTAGTTTCTCTAGTAAGTTTTTGGACACTAGGGACATTTTTTCTGTATAATTAGATAACGTGATATAATCCCTACAATGTTTCCTATTGTGTTCTATGATTTCCCTCTGTGTGGGTAACTCAGTTATACGTTCACGTTCCATCCCTTCATCCATTATTAAATCTTCCTCAACTAACTTATACCTATCATGTTTATTTCTTAGTCTCATTTTCTTTTACGTTTGTATTTAACTTGCTTCCACTTCTTTAATGTCAACACTCAACGATTTTAAATCTACATCAATTTCACAACTACCACCAGAACAAGCTAATTCACCAGATAAATCAGTATTATCGTCTAATTCTATAACTTTAGTCAAATCAATATCTGTTAATGGTTTCATCAATGCATCATATCGTTCCCTTGTAATATCCTCAAAAGGAGCTTGAGTGTATGTTCCACCGTCGTAAGGTAAGACAGCTAACCCATTGTAGTGGTCTCTATTTTCCCACATCCATTCTCCAGCAGCATCCCATTCATTATCTTTCAAACTTATTGTCGCTGAAACATTGTGACTGTTAGACCCTTTTCTATGTCCGGAACGTACCCATTCTGTAGCAACTTTCTTAACCCTTTCTAATAGGTCAAAAGGTGATTCGGTCCTTAATATTGAACCTGAAGGTGCTTTTTGTGGTATACTAATCACAGCTGTATCATGAGGTCTAAAATAATCGTCCTCTAGTAATTCTGGGTGGTTAATATTTAGATAAACATAAATTGACTCATTTTTACCAACCCTAACCCTTCTAACATAATAATCATTATGCCATGCATGAATTCCAGAACTCGTACCTAATGTCAATGATGTTGTACCAGCTGGTTTAACTGTTGTTGTTCTAGCTGCTTGGTTAATACCTAGTAATTTAGAAACTCTAGTATTTTCTCTTTTAACTAAACTAGCAGCTTTTTTCATATCATAATCAAAAACTTTACCAGAACCAATTCCCGTCATTGACACCCCAATTAAAGCATCTTTCTCTGTGGTCTCTTGCCAAACTTCTCTTAAATAATGAAATGATGTATATCCAGCTTGAAGTGTCCCTATAAAAGCTGCAACTTTTACTCGTTCATTTAGGTCTTCTTGTGATTCGATATTTGAAACATTAACTTCACATAGGTTGCAAAACTGATATGGTCTTAACGCAATCTCACAGCATGGGTTAGTTCCCCAATCTTTATCGTTATTTAGGTATATTCCTGGTTCTCCGGCTCCTGATAACTCAACTCTTTTCCATAACCCCATAAAAAATTCTTTGGTGATTTTGTGTCTCATTAAACATGCTGAGTTGTTTGCTCTACCTCTCTGTGGGTTTAATTCCCACCAATTACCAGCTTTACACCCAATCATGGAGTCATCGTCTGCTGAAAATAAACTAATTAAAGCTGCTCTTCTAATACCACCAGCTAGTACAGCATCAGCTATATAACAGATAATGTCATGAACTTCTAGTGTTGTTAATTGGTCTCCATTTTCTTTTTCTATTAATATACCTTCAATCTTAACTAAACATTCTTTCAATGGTTGAGGTCCTGGTGCTTTCCCTCCTGAGGTCACAAGTCGTGCTCCTTTAGCTCTAATATCTGTGAAATCAAATTCCACTCTAGAACCACCACCATTCATATACGATTTCATTAGAACCTTAATTGCGTCCGCCCAACCTTCAATTGAGTCACCAATTAAGAATCTGCGTTTTCTTTTTGGGTATGGTTTACTTATTACTGGTAATTTTTCTACGTGGTGTTTTTGTACTGAGTACCCAACACCGGTCCCACCTAATAATAAGAACATTGTTTCACTAAACGAATCTATATGGTCTAATGGTAGGTATGCACAATTATAAATCCTATTAGGACTTATCTCAATTGGTTTTCCTCCAAATTGCATTGACCTCATTGATGGTAACACCTTCTTATTATGAACTAGTTTGTATTTTTCTTGTATTTCACCCTCTAGTTCTGGGTATTTTTTTATATGCATGGCTTTGTTTCGTATAACTAATTCATCCCACGTCTCTCTTCTATTTAGCTCTGGTACGTACTTTGCGTACTTCATATGGACAGTTATATCCGATAAAATTTTGTTTGAAATTTCCATATTTTTTATTTTTATTTTATTTATTTAATACTTTTTCTCTTCTTTCCAGAGCATCCATTACTCTTTTTCGGTTTCTTTGTGTTTTGTCTTCTTCAAAACCTAAGAAGGTTTGTGTCGATTGGGTGTCTATTTCCAATGTGGCGTTGTTAAATGTACAGTTTTCAAATAT